CAGCACGCTTGAACGCGTCGGACGCTTCGCCCTTCTTCTCGTTTCCTTCGTTGTCCTCGCGTGATTCGATGCCGCAGTCCCACTTGGTCACTCCGTTGATGGTGATACCGCAGAACAGGTTGCCCTTGATCTCTTTGTAGTCGCATGACCAACAGTCCGCGCCTACGGTTTCGTCAAGCAACTGCATGTCTGTTCGCGCGGTCTTGTAGAGCAACGCGGTCGCGCCTTTCTCACCAACGGTTTTCACGCGCACTTCGATCTCGTCCGCATTGAGTTTGCGAAACTTATCTTCCATGTTTATTCCTCCACCTGATACTTAAACCAGCCATCTTCCAAGAACGTCATCAAAGAATTGATCTTGCGTTGACTTCCGGTTACGCGGATTACCTTCACGATCTCGTCATCCGTTTTAGTTGGAACGATAACACGCGGAACTTCTGGAACAATCGGAATCGGTTCAAACGTGGTATTAGCAACCGTTTCTGTTTTCGCGCGTTGTTCATCAATTGCCTTGTGACGATCGTTAACGGTTTGAATCGAGCGCGACACGTTGAGCGAGTTACGATACTCAACCATGATTTCGTCGTTGAAGGGCAACCCCATAATCATGGTAACATCTTCGGAGGTCTTTGCTATGATCTCGCTTGCTTGTTTTTTGAGTGCTGTGATCGAATCGCTCAAACCAACTTTGATACCAGATTCACCGAACGACGGAAAATCAAGGCCATGCGCTGCGAGTTCAGCGCGGTAGAAGTCGGATACCTCGTTTGCCTTACCTTGCTTGATTGCGCTTTCAACATTATCAATAGCGTTTTTGAGCTGTGTTTCTGCTCCGTTGAATATCTCTGTAACGCATTCGCGATAGACCATATCAAACGCTTCATAAGGCCTTAGAATCTCGTTCTTGACAAACTTGCGACGCGCTTCAAAGTCTTTGAAGTCCTTATTTAGATCGGCGCGGTATTTCTTGATCTCTTTCACGGTTTCATCTGTACAAGGCAACGCGAGAATCGATTTGACCCTTTCAGATACCGCCGACTTGATGCTGTGAAGCTGTTCAACGATTACGGGCAACTGCTGAATCGTGATGAGTTCCGTTTGATCGCTTACTACTTCGATGATTTCACTTTCCATTACTCTCTCCTTTCACTCTCTGAACGATAGCAAGCCACCGTTCGCGCCGCTTGTCTGGATCAGCCGCAGAATACGCGGCGATGATGGTTGGCATGTCGGTTGTGCCGTTGATGCGGATTAACTCCGCTTGGTATGATTTGCTTGTCTTGTACGCGTGGCACTTTTTACCGTAGCGGCACGGGATGTTTCCGTCTTTCGTTGGATTTAGTGCAGAACATTCAGCATCACATCCGCTGTTACCGTATGCGAAACAATCAGACTTGACCATTTTCCACCACTTTCAGCGTGAGCGTTTTTGCGCCCGTGTCTGCTATGACTTCAACCGTTTCGCCGCCGCGCCATTCGAGCGCGTCCATGAGTTTGAGCGGCACGCCGAATATGATTGGTTTGCGTCCTCGGCTCGTTGCCGTTCCAACGCGGAGTTTGCGCTTGCATTTCATAATTTCTTTTTTCACTCTCTCACCGTCCTTTGTCAATATTATATCGTGTTTTCGTGCGCTAGTCAATGTTTTTTTCTTTTCCATTCACGTATTCTAATAGCAAATTACATGCCTTTGTAAAGTTATCCGCTTCTATAATTTGAAGCATGTATTTGACGCATTCTCCAATTCGATACGCAAGCAGAATTACAAGCGCGAACAGAATCCAGAACATAATCTGATAAAATAAACTCATTCATTCCCTTTCTGCTCTTTCAGCCAGTCCGCGAAGTCGCCGTCATCGTCGCGCAGGAACTCGTCGGCGGTCTTGATGGAGAAGTCGTAGTAGTATTTTTTCATGTCGAGAACCACTTGTTTCAACGCCGTTTCGATCTGTTCCGGCGTGAGAATGTAGGCGTAGAACCCGTTGATCTCCGCGCAGTTCTTCACATGTGCCTCCGCGCCGTATGCAAGCGCGTTGTCAAAGTTGTGGTGATCCGTCCAGCACTTCTCGCAGATGCCGTACGTGGTTGTTTCTTCGTCCACTTCCGCGCCGCATAGAGCGCAGTCAACGGTTGGTGCCGATTCTTCTTTCTCGTCGCACCACAGCTCGTCTATAACCATCTTGTTTTCACCTTCGTAAGCTGACATTATTTCTCCTTTCGATTTTGCAGTATTCCCATTTCTTCAGCCTCGCGCCTGACTTCGGCAGCGTGTTTCGCGTCTTTCTTCGTCAACGCGTCGATGTACGTTGCGTTCGCCTCGCTTACAATGCCCTCTGACTCGCTCACGCGCTCCTGTAGGTGTTTAAGCACATTCACAAGGTCTTTGTGCTGTTGCGCTAAAGAACCGCGTGTAAGCGTCTGTACGGTGCCGTTACGGTCAATCCAGAGTTTAAACATCTTTCTTTCCTCCTAACACTGATACTGGAACTTTGTGCATTTCTTGCCTTTTCCATACCGCTTGTTGTGCATGTAGCTTTCGTATACGGACGTTTCTTCGTACTTGCGGAAACCGTCAATGATCTGCATTGCCTCCGCTTCTTTCTCGGCGCACTTACGCGCCTCTTGCGCCATCAGCATGTCGCGGACGAACTTTTCTTTGCTAACGCTCATTTCAGCACCTCCAACGCGCCACTCGTTCCCATCGCGATGCAGTACACCGCGCCCGCCACCATCACCATCACTGTGAACCACGCCCAGAACTTCTTCCAACCGTCGCTCATCGTTGCCGCCTCCAAATCTGATACTCGCGCGATCCCATTACGATGTACCCTCCGCACACTTTGACAACCCTGTCACCGTAGTGAGCGTTCTTCTGTGCCGTATAGCGGCTGTTGTAGATGATAGGCATGTTATCCTCTCTTTCTGCCCGCATCTTGCCGGACGGGCGCGGCGTGTGTGATTTATGCGATTGCTCGAATGTCTCCAATGTCGCTGAATGCGTCCGCGAGGGTTTGCAGATCTTCCGCAGAAATATACGCATCACCAGTGGGCACGTCATAGCAGAACATGCCATCGAAGTAGGCTGCCTCAGTTACGCTGAGGTTAACACAGTCGCTGTTCTCTTCAATAGAGCGGGCGATTTTCTTAAACTCGATTGAATCAAAATAATACATTAAACTTATCCTCCGATTTATTTGATACCTTGATTCTAACACCGCAATGCGCGCATGTCAATACTTTTTTTGCAAGTTTTTGAGAATTATTTTTTAGAAATAGTATCGATAGGATTGGTTATTAAACCCTATTGATATAGGTTGTAAAATCTATACATTATTTATAACTGTACTTAGAATATTTGCAGCAGATTTCAATATTATCACGCCCTAATTGAATATTAAAAGAGCGTGAATGCAAGAAAAGAGCGCCCCGACCACGGGACGCTCAATGCTAGGAAGGTGTTATTTGTAAAAACAGGGGAGTGGAGGAAAGGTTAATCTGGTTTGATTGTGTCGATGGTTACGCCGTTTTCCATGAGGTATGCAACAATAGGAATGTTGATGCACCGATATCCGAGTTGATCTTTCATGTTCCAGAGAACGCTTGCGGTTCCCTTGCCATCTTTCTTCTCGTATTCAATCGTAGGATCGTCAATCCCGTTGAAATACGAGTAAGAATGTTTTGTTCGCATGAGCGGGTTTTCGGGCTGTCCTTCTTCTGGAAGGTCTAAAACCTTGAGTGTGTAAGACATTGTTTTGTTTTCCTTTCTGCGATCTATCTGTCTGCGTATAATATACCACGATGTAATGGTAATGTCAACACAAGAAAAGAGCGCACCCGTTAAGATGCGCCCTATCCTGTCAAATGCATGACTACTGGCTCAATGACCAGCTTTACAAATTCAACGCGCCTCGAGCACGGCTGTCTAGAATCGCGTTTTTCGCGGCTCGATATTTGGTCGTTGAAACTTTTACACTACAAAATCGAATTATCCCCATAGTTGTTTGACAAGAATACCGATAAGAGCCGCCCCGCTTACGGAACATATCCACATGATGATTTTTAACTGCGTGTCGATGCGAACGACAACGAGATCGTTTCTCGCTTGGCTTTTCTCAACGCAATCTAGACGCGAATTTGTGACCGCTTTGTCATTTTCATAATCGTCAAGACTGACGAATTGCTTTTGTAGTTCGAGCTTGTCTGCCGCTGTCATCGCCATCGCCGTATGCTCCTATCGCTTTAATGGATGCTTGTTACTTGACTGCTTTCTTGCTTGCTTTCTTCGCCACGCCTGTTCGCGTTCCTGCGTCTGCTGCCGGTTCAGGCTCGACGTAGACGGGATGAGCGCGAAAAAACGCATTGGTTTCCTCGTCCATTCCTTCACGTGCGCGGATCAGCGAAAATTCAAACGTGTTCCGCATTGCTTGACATTCTTCAAGTTCTCGTTCCAGTTCAGCGATTCGTCTTGCTTTTGCTCCAAACATTACTCGTTGCCTTCTTTCTTTTTGAACTCGTCAATCGCCGCCAGCACATACTTGATGAAGTCAGCGGACAGTTCGACAGATGCCGCGTCGATCTTTCCCTCGGTCGCGATGTAGACCACGACAGAAACTAGAGCAGTAGCAGCGCCGACCAGAACGGAAACGATGCTTTCAGGCGCACCAAGCGCGATTGCAATACCCGCCCCAGCACCGATTACGGCGAGCCAGAGTTTGCGACTAAGCAGTTTGTCTTTGATAGTCATATTCGCCCTCCTGTTTTTCTTGATTGTACCACAAACCGTGGTTTTTTGCAACTAGAAGCCGATCTTCTTTTCGGGTTCACGAGCCGCGATCTCGGTA